CGTTCTCAGTCATATCGATATTTAGCAATAAATACAATACTATGCCAAGACTTTCACTATACCGTCCTGAAAAGGGCAATGATTTTAAGTTCCTAGACCGTGTAATTAATGAAGAATTTCAGGTCGGGGGTACTGATATTTTTATTCACAAATATGCAGGTACTGTAGCACCTGCCGAAGGTGAAAGTACTCCTACTACCCCTAATAATAGTACAAATCCTATACCAGAAATAGGTATACAAGATGTCCTGTTTATGGAAAATCGTGATAGAATCTATGAACCCGATGTATACATTTTAAGAGGCATATATCAAATGCAAGACTTAGATTTTAACCTAAGTCAGTTTGGACTATTTTTAAGCAATGATAACATCATGGTTCATTTTCATCTAAGAGATTGTGTGAACACCTTAGGCCGTAAAATTATGCCCGGGGATGTTTTTGAGCTGCCGCACTTAAAAGATGAATATGCATTGGATGATAGTATCGTAGCTCTCAAGAGATTTTATGTTGTAACTGATGTTACTCGTCCCACAAACGGCTTTAGTCAAACATGGTATCCGCACTTACTTCGTGCAAAATGTCAACCGTTAGTTGATAGTCAAGAATTTAAACAAATATTAGATGCAGATAGTGGTGCTGGCGACGGCAGCACTCTAAGAGATTTACTTTCTACATACCAAAAAAGTATCGATGTTAATAATCAAATCATTGAACAGGCGCAACAAGATGCTCCTCTTAGCGGGTATGATTCAGAACATTTGTTTGTAATACCGACAGACAAGGATGGATTAGTGGACTATGTTCCAGCAGGAGATGATAACATTGATGTTAGTTCGGATATAGATGCTAAGGTTGATGCAAGTTTTATATTAAGTTCGCCTGACAAAACAATCTATGTAGGTGTTGATAGCGGTAACGGAACACCACCAAATGGAATAAAGTTTGGAAGCGGAATAACATTCCCTGGAGATCCTGTCAAAGGGCAGTTTTATCTAAGAACTGATTATCTACCAAATGCACTATTTAGATATGATGGTCGTCGTTGGAATATGTACGAGCAAGGTATTCGTATGACCATGAATCAATTTGGTACACAAGATGTTGCTCCGGGTACAGCGTTTGCAGGCGAAGCTGTTCGACAAACACAGAAAGCAAGTTTTGTAAACAATACAACAACTAGTACTATTGGCGGAAAAGTTATTTCTGAAAGACAGGCTCTAAGTAAAGCATTAAAACCAAAGGCGGATAATTGATATGGACTGGTTCTATGACGGACAGATAAGAAGATATCTTACACAATTTATGCGTGTAATGAGCAACTTTAGTTACAAAGATGGCGGCGGGCGAATAGTTCAGGTTCCTGTTATGTATGGAGATCCAAACAGGCAAGCATCTGCTATCTTAAAGAAGAACAGCGAAAACACTATACCTAGTGCCCCATTCATTGCATGTTACATTAAAGGCCTTGACTACGAACAATCGAGATTGCAAGATCCTACATTTGTTAGTAAAGTACATATTCGCGAAAGAGAATACGACGAAGACCTCAAAGAGTATGTAGGAACACAAGGATTGGGATATACTGTTGAACGACTAATGCCGGCTCCTTATAAGTTAACATTTAATGCAGACTTGTGGACTACTAATACAGATCAAAAGCTACAAATATTTGAGCAGCTAAGTTACTTTTTTAATCCGTCAATGGAGTTGCAGACCACGGACAATTATGTAGATTGGACTAGTTTAACTGTTCTGTATCTAAAACAAACTAATTTTACAAGCAGGCAAGTACCACAAGGAACAAATCAAGATATTGATGTAATGACTTTAACTTTTGAAACTCCTATTTGGATTACTCCCCCTGCTAAGGTTAAGAGACTAGGGATTATTACTAAGATTATTGCTAATGTATTCAGTAACGAGCCCGGAACAATTGCCTCTGAATATGATACAATAGAAGCTGTATATGATGGTCTAGGAGAGCGTGTTGCTCGGGTTAGTGTTAATCCCGGCAACTTTGAATTATTAGTACTAGACAATGTGGCCAGCATCGTTAAAAATGAAATTGTTACTGATGCAGATCTAACAGAAATGCCTAATCATACTGTTAGCTGGAGGAAGGTCTTGGATTTATATCCCGGACAATTTAGGGCAAATTTAAGTCAGTTACGATTAACCAAGGCAGATGGTAATGAAATTGTAGCTTATATTAGTTTAGATCCATTTGACGAACGCCGCATGTTATTAAACATTGATACTGATACTATTCCTACCAACACAATTATTAGTGGTAGGGGCACCGTCGATGCTATTGTAAATCCAGAGACTTATAATCCCGGAACTCCTAGTACAGGTACCAGATACCTAATACTAGAAAATATTTTATCTGATGATACTAATGGTCCTACAGCTTGGCAGAATAGTAATGGAAGTGGATTCTCTGCTAATGCAAACGATATTATTGAATGGACCGGCACTGCGTGGTCTGTTGTATTCGATTCTCAGGCGGCACTAGATGTTACTTACATAACTAACATTTATACAGGCATTCAATACAAATGGAACGGAGAGTCCTGGAGCAAGAGTTTTGAAGGCATTTACGATAAAGATGCATGGCGAATACTACTTTAAACCCTGAACAAATTATTGCTAGCGGAGGACTATTCCTAGCAAAAGATACAAAGCGATTTTTATTTTTACTTCGTACTCAGGGACGAACAGCAGGAACTTGGGGTCTTGTTGGTGGCCGGAAAGAACCCACTGATGCTACTGCATTTGAGGCGCTAAAGCGAGAAGTAGAAGAAGAAATTGGTAAGATCTCTGGAATTAAGAAAACAGTTCCACTAGAATTATTCACTAGCAACGACCAGAATTTTCAATACAATACCTATGTTGTAATTGTCGAAAATGAATTTATTCCTAGACTCAATGAAGAACATTGCGGATATGCTTGGTGCAGTTATGACAACTGGCCTAAACCCTTACATCAAGGATTAAAGACCAGTTTTGCAAATAAAGTTATTAGAGGTAAACTAGAACTTATTCTAGACCTACTTGATTAATTCAGGCCCAAATGCCCAAGTTCCCATATGTCTAGTTTCCATACTAAGGGCAGTATCTACATAAATCTTATGGCCGGCTTCGGCGATCTTTTGGCAGAAGTGCATATCCTCCCCTAGCCAATCATTACTTTCTGGGGTCCATCCGAATTCAAAGTAAGGGCGAGTAATCTCATCTAGGATACTAGTTTTGACTAGCATACATCCCATACCAATGCCTTCAACTTCTACAAGATCATCTTGAGTTTCGTAGGGCAAAGGATTCTCCCAGTCACCAATTTTTTCATATGCAACACCTTTGAATGGAGGTTGCCTACGAACATAGTTTGCGGCAACAACAGATTTCTTATGTGCTAATAATCTTAGTGCAGTGGTTGCAGGAAATGCCATATCACTATCAAGCCATAGCATATATTCTGCCCCTATATTCTTAGCTTCTAGAGCAAGGCGTTCTCTTTGTGTAAGAAGAATCGTGCTTGCATCGTAGACTACATGTGTATCAATGTTGTTTTGTGTGTTAAGTTTAATTAGTTCACCTAGGCATTGAGCAAATGCCGTATGCAACATATCACGACAGGGAACTAGTACGGCCAGTTTAGATTTCTTTAGGCTCCACTGGCTGGAGGCAAATACACTTTTTGTCATGCGCCTGCTACATCACTGCTTAGTGTTTCGCCTTGAATAACTAACTCTTGGATAGAGTTAATTAGGTCTTGGCTGCGTTTGGCTGCAAGAATAAAATCATTAGGACTTAGCTTACACATCCTCTCCATTGTTTCAATGCTGATTGCATTATTGCACAAGGTTTCTAATGCTCCTTGGCGGGCAAGAGCTTCGATAAAACGATGTCTAACAACTTCGTCGTCTTGATTGAACAGTTCTTCACACTCATCTTGATCCATGTCATCTGCTAATTCAGTAAGAAATCTAAGTTCCATTGTATGCAGAGGACTAGGTTTATCTAGAGATTGGAGGGTTTCGATTCTTTTCAAGAATTGAAGTAGTACTTCGGGGTTAGTAGTTCGTTCATGCCAGACAATATTGTCTAGTTCCCATTTACTAATTTGAGATGATTCTGCTAGAGATATCAAATATTCAACATCTAAACTCATTTTTTACCTATCAATATGTGTACGGAGCAGTCTTGCCACCAAATGTTGATGAGAAACTTATCTGTGCGCCCGCAACTTTACCACCGTAACTGGCGCCTAGCGTAGCACTTAGTCTTACACTGGCTCCAGAAGGGCTTGCATTTGAATAGGCAGTGTAGACTCTTCCCATTGAAATTGCACTTCCTGTTGCTGGTAAAACTGATGGCACCGGTTATCTCCTGGATATTTATAGGTATTAAAAAGCTAGAGTAAAAAACTTGATTTAATCAGTATATTTATTAAATTCCAAATCTGGTTCTAGAGGCGTTAAAACTTTGTAAGACTTCGGAAGATGTGAGTCCTCTATTATAGATTTGAACCAATGGTATATTTCCTGTAAAGGATCGTGTTGCGGCAGAGTC